AAGAACAAAGAAAAAAATATTATGATAGTCATAAAGAAGAAATTATGGAGCAAAATAAAGTATATATTGCTGAAAATAAGGAAAAAGTGAAAGAATATAAGGATAATTGGTATCAAAAAAAGAAACTCGTATTAAATGGTGAATGTGGAAATAATAATGAAGAAGACCAAAATAATATAATACAAAACCTTGATAATTCTATACTAAGTATTTGACTTGACAATAACTTAAAAATTACAAATAATTTATTATTATGATTACTTGTAATTTAATGGGAGGACTAGGAAATCAAATTTTCCAAATTTTTGCCACAATATCTTTTGCAATTAAGGGTAGAAAGCAGTTTAAATTTTTAGATGTTAAACAATTAGGTGGCGGTTCCACTACTATTCGTTATACCTTTTGGGATACTTTTTTTTCTAATTTGAAACCATTTTTAATTAAAGAATTGCCATCTAACATTAATGTTATACGTGAAAATGGTTTTCCTTATAATAATATTCCTTTTAATGATTTCACTACAAATAATGATGTTATGATTCACGGATATTTTCAAAGTTATAAATATTTTGAAGAAAATTATAGTACAATCTGTAGATTATTTGGATTAGGTAAAATGAAAGATGAGTTGTTAGGTAGGCTCGAATTAACTAATGACTATTTAAGTAATTGCATAAGTATGCATTTTCGCATTGGTGATTATAAAAATTTGCAACATTTTCATCCATTAACTCCCGCACGTTATTATGAAAGAGCAGTACAATATATTACAAGTAAATACCCTAAAAATGATTTTACTATATTATATTTTTGTGAGGATAATGATGTAGACGATGTATTAGAAACAATAAATAAACTAATAGATAAATTTCCTAGACATACTTTTATAAGAGGTAAAAGTATATTAGAAGATTGGGAACAAATGCTATTAATGAGTTGTTGTCATCACAATATAATAGCTAATAGTTCTTTTAGTTGGTGGTCAGCATATTTTAATTTTCACGCGGATAAAATAGTATGTTATCCATCCGTATGGTTCAGCAATACTGCAAATATAGACACCAGAGATTTATGTCCGTCAAGCTGGAACAAGATATCTATCTAATATTTTGCTAATAATTCTGCTACTTTTAAATGATTACCATTAGCGTTAAATGCGGATGTTTGATGAATGCGATGTTTCACTAATATTTCTTCACAGTTGTAAAATTTCCTACCTAAATTTCTTAAACGTAACCATAAATCATAATCTTCTAAGTCATTATTATTCCAGTAACATAACCCTTTTCTGATTATAGAACTAGAATTAATGATAGGATTTACTTGTTTAAAATTAAACTCACTGATATCACCTATTGGAATTGATGGAATTACATCATTTTTCTCTCCAAACCAAACACAATTACTCCCGACAATATCAAAATCATTTAAATATTTAGTTTGAATTTCTAATTTATTTGGGTACCATATATCATCAACATCTAATAATGCAATATAATTATTATTACAATAACGTAACATAAAATTTAGTGTATTCGATTTACCTTTTAACATATATAAATCAAATACACGTATTTTTGTTGAACCATATACATTTTCATATTTCTTTGCAACCTCATAAACATCCGAGTTTTGTGGATGTCCATTTACACCAATAATTAATTCCCAGTTATTATAAGTTTGATTTAATATAGAATTTACCGAATCCTCTATAAATTCTATACCATTATAAATAGGCATTAAAATACTTATCATTTAAAATATTATAATAATTTTTTTTTAAATATTTTACTATATTAATTTAATATTCTTTGAAACATAAACCAATTATCGAAATACATATTATTCTCTCTAAACAATGTAAAACAATTAATATTAGAAAGAATACAATCTACTAAAATAATTTGGTCATCCTTTACTAAATAATTATGTGTAAAATATAACTCTAATTTATCATCATATATTTTAGACCACCAGTCAATTTTATCTTTATGTAATATAAAAAACCCTCCTGCTATAGAATTTTGATAAGCCGGAATTTCTTCTACAGGTAATCCCAATGTATTTTTGTTGTTTATAATTTTAAATAAATAGTTCATATATTTATCATCATTATTAATTAATGCGTACGATATTTTATCTAGGTTTAAATTAATAATTTTGTCTAAGTTAGACCAATTTGGAAGATTATGGGTATGAGTATCTTGTCCTCTATTTCTAAAATAACCAATATCACACCAGCCGTACATTTCAGTATCAAAATATTTTCTCTCTACACAATCTTTTACAAACCATATTTTTTCAGACCATAACATATTTAGTTCCCAGCCAGATTTATCATTAATAAGAGTATTTTTATCGTGATTTTTAATCCAATAATCTTTATATTTATAATTATAGAATTGTTCTATAGGCTTAATTATAATTTTAATATTGGGATTATTTTTAATATCAATAAATTTGCTGCTATTTTCGTCAGTATAAATAACTAAATAAAAATTATTTACAATAGAAATAAAATTATTCATCCATTCAATGTAAATACTAGTGCCAAATTTAGATTTTAAAATATAAAAACAACTACAATATGTTATGGACATATATAATAATATAATATGATATTTATATTATTATTTAATTTATATTATTTATTATTATTTATTATTTATGCGCGTATATAAAAAGCATCACCCCATTTATAATCAGTCCAACTTGTTTCTACACGTACTAACCCAAATTGTTTTAAATAGTCATCTAATTCGTTTATTAATCCACAATTTTCATAAACATAATCACTATTTACTTCTGTATATAAATAATCTACCTTAGATAAGTATTCTTCCATTCCTTTCAATGCTTTTAATTCAGCACCTTGTATATCAAAATTTAAAAAATTATAATCTATATTATACTTAGGTAAGATATCTTTTAATAATTTTGTTTCTGCTTCAAAACAAGTTACATAATGAACGTGTGGATGATATTGTGAGTGTAATCCAAAATTTAACATCGATGATGATTGACCGTTATTAGATACGTTAAAACGTATGGTTTCAATTTTATCGGATACAACAGCATTTTCAATTAAAACTCCTGGATATTTATCTTTACAAAATTGTACTTTTCCTGGTAAAGCATCGACCCATAAAATTTTATTACGAGGTAAATATTTTTCATAATCAGATAATTCTTCACATTCGTGTGCTCCTACGTGTAATATCCCTTTAAAATTAATATTATATTTTCTGACTAAAATGTGTAAAGGTATTAGCATTTTATATTATTAATATAATTATTTATATCAAAATTTAAATATATATTTAATTATATTTTATTATATTTTATTATATTTTATTTATCAAGTTAATTAATTTCTCTTCACATTTATCGAACGATAAATTTTCTAATATATATTCACGTGGTTTATAATTATTCAAATTTGTAATAAATTTTGCAAATACATTAGGTAATTCATTTGCATTAGTAAAATGTTCACCACAACGGTTATCCCAATATGGTATAGATGTAGCTGGAATATTATCATATCTAGAACCAAACTCTTGATTTAGCGATGAAACGTTCCATACTAATAATGGCACATTACAAGCTAAAGATTCTTCTAAAGCAAATCCTTGGCTTTCATGTGCACTTAACCATATACCAAATTTCGATTCTTTCAAATAATTAATAAATTCTTCTTCAGAATATTTTGTAACATAATTAAAAATTGTTACATTAATATTTTTGCTTTGTAAAAAACTTTTTAAAAATTGTAATTCTTGAGGGTTACGTCTTTTGTAATAAATAAATACTTTTTCTCTTTTATAAATAGGATATATATTAACAAATTTTTCAGTATCTACTCCAAAAGGCAATGATTCTATTCTAATATTTGAAGTTATATGAGATTCTCTCCAAAATTTAGCAACCCATTCACTTGGTTGTATATATACAACATTATTACCTCTTATTAGATTCATCTGATTATTTTCAGGAAAAACACTAAAATGTGGACCAAATATGAACTTTGTGTTAGGATATTTATTTACATCAATAGGATGAGATGGTATATATACAGAATCATATTCAGATAAATCAATTGAATTTAATATATTTATATTATCAGAAATATAAAAATTAATTTTTTTATAATTAATTATTGCATTATGATTTTTGTGATGCATTCCAGATTTAATATAAAGGATTTTCATTTATATTAAATATATTTATATTTATATTTATATTAATTTTATAATATAACTTCTTAACCATTGTTTATTAAAATATTTTTTTACAATTGTATATTGTTGATTTAAACATTTTAAATATAGTTCATTATCTAGTTGAAATTTATTTATTTTAACAAAAAAATCATTTTCATCCTTGAAAAATGTTTCTTCACAAAATTCTTCATCAAAAGGCCATTTTAATTCGTGAAATTGCGAAAATAAAAGAGAACCAGATAACAAAATTTCAAATGTTCTTTTATTTGGTTCTCCTACTCCTAATAAATCTAAACTATATCTTGAATTTCTTATTTCATTTAAAAATGAATCATATGATAAATATCCTGGATTATATATTGCATTTTTAATTTTATTGTATATGGTATGTCTATCGCGTATAATATTATATTGTGGGTCTTCATGTTTGTATAGCCCACCTGAATAAAATATTCTATATATCTTATCTTTAAAATAATTATCATATGATAATAATTCTTTGTCACATTTTTCTATTATTGCAGTCTCTCCAAACATAATAAATGGGAAAGGGACCACTTTTTTATTATATATTTTATTTTTGTTATAATTTCTTTTAAAAAACAAATCTATTTTATCATTTATAAAATAATCTGAGGGGTCGTAATCGTAATCATAATTATCAAAAACAAATACTTTTTTAAAGTTATTATTATTAATAATTTCAGTAATTTTATTAAATATATTATGAATGTTTTGTTTATAAAATGTTTTACCTTGTATAGCGTCATAAACAGGTACTATTACAAATAAATAATCATAATTAATATCATTTATTTTTTCCCAATCATTATGTACTTCAATATTATAATAACTATAGCTATTTCTTCTGTAATTTCTAGTACAATCTTCATCATTATTTATATAATAGTCAGCTTCTGGAAATAATATTTTTAGCCCAATATCCTGATTTACACAATCTATAATAGAAATTTTCATAATATATAATATTATTATTATTTAATTCTGTAGTTTTATACTAATATGTTTCACATTTTATATTGAATAAAATCTAATATTAACTTTGAACTGTCACCACTCCCATATACATTACATTTTGGTAATATGTTTTTAGGTATATATTCATAAATTTTATTTAATAAAGAATAATCTTCTAATACAGTAATATATTCTTTTGGTATATGAGTTCTTTCTGTAGATGCTCGTAAAACTATACAATGTTTTCCAAGAAATGATGCTTCTTCTTGTATACCACCTGAATCGGTAATTAAAAAATTACATATTGAAATTTGTTTTGCAAATTCTAAATGAGTGCAAGGTTCTCTTAGTTCAATAGAATCTATATTTTTAATTGATTTTTTAACTTTATCTTGTAAATCAGGGTTGTGATGCAAATACCATATATATTTAATATTTGGTGTTTTTTTAATTAATTTTTTTAATCCCAATAATAAATTGTCTATTTTATCCCAATTTTCTCTTCTATGGAACGTAATTAAAACTATATTATCCATTTTGCATTGAAGATTATAAGAATTAACTAAATCAAGAATTGTATTACCAACGTTATTTATAATACCAGAAACTTTTTCATTATGTAATATAGTACAAGAATCGTTGTGTGGTGCAAAATGGATAGAAGCAATCCGTGAAATGATTTGTCTATATGCTTCTTCTGGAAATGGGCGAGTTAAATCATATGTTCTTAAACCAGCTTCAATATGTATTATTATTTTATTAAGTTGAAACCCTGTTAAAGCAGAATAAAAAGCAGTTGCTGTATCTCCTTGAACTATTATATGAGAGCAATCTTCTATTAAATCTGGTAATTTTAATAAAATTTCACTTCCAATATTCGATAATCTATTATCAGTAGTTTTGTCAATATTAAGTTTTTGAAATGATATATCCATTATTTCATTAATCGTTTCGTGTTGTTTTACATAAATAACTTTGTAGCTCAACAATCTTAATTGTAATTCATTAATTATACAGGTTAACTTTAAATATTCTGGACGTGTACCAAAAATTATGCAATATTTATTCATTATTTTAAATTATAAATATATTTAAATTAATAATATCAAACTATTAAATATTAATTAAATTAGAATCAAATTTACACACTAAATTGGATAATGGAGAACCTTGAATAACATATTCTCTATTACTAGAACCTTTCATAAAATAATCCAAACTGGAACCTATATCTAAATATATATTATTAGGATTAATATTCCAAGCGTGAGCAATAATTATCTTGGAAATAGGACCACCTGAAAATAAAAATAGTTTATTTCTTATTTTAGATATTTCTTTTAAAATATTTGACAAATATTCTTCACCTTTAGTTTCCCAATCATTTACCAAATATAAAGGAATATTAATATAATTTTGTACAAAAAAATTATCAGGTAGACTATTAGGACCGATAAAAGTAAATGCTACTTTTTCTTTTATCAAAAAATGAACCCAATTATTCCAATTTCTATTTACAAAAATATTAGCAAATGTAGTATAAGATGGATGCAATTTAAAGTTAGATATATACCATTTACCCATTTGTAAATTACAACATCCACACGGAATGCCAACATAACAATTTTTTTTTGATGCTAAATGTATTGCATTTGTTAAATCATTATGTAATTTTCCATTTTGAGTAAATGTCCAGTTATCAATATTAGTAAGCGTGTTATTTTGTAAAATGTGATACTCTCCATCGGCTGGTCTTATTAAAGCGAAAGGGATATTATTTTTAATTTTATTAAGAAAGTCATTAAAATCTATGATACTAGTAGTTGTTTGTCTTTTTGAAAGTATCTTAAAACCATCTATTAATAAATCATTTAATGCAATATCAAAAGTACAACGAACATTTGAGCCGCTATTTCCATCTGTTCCATAATTCCACGCAGTTTTTGGTATTGAACCAAATAAAGACATATCATTATATGGATGTGGTGGTACATATGTTGCAATATTGGCATATTTTTGAAGCATATAAGAAAATGTCATATCTTCCCCTACACTAAAATATTCATTTATCTTGGGAGGTTCACGTGTTAAGTAAGATATCCAGTCTTTTTTAAAAAACCACGAATGTCCTACAATATCAACTGGTTTTGATTCTGGGTTATTACCGTTATTTACTGAATCCCATCCGTATCTTCTTAATACATCATATTTATTAGTATCTTTAAATATAACTCCAATTGTACCATACAATGCCTCCTTCTGTTTCATAGAATCCATACAATTTTTAAACCAATTATTTCCAGGAATTGTATCATCATCAAAAATACAAATATATTCAGTGTCTGCTAACTGACTAATAATAAATCTAGACCATACACCAGAATTGTAGTTACAATCAAAAACTTTAAAGTATGTGTCATTTTTATATTTTGTTAAATCAATTTCTTTATTACCATTATTCCAAATAAAAATAGCTTTTGGTGGTATGGATTGGTTTTTTATAGCATTTATTTGTTCATCTAGTATATGACCTCTTCGGAATATATTGATAATGGCAGTAATATCTGAAACCATTCTGAATTATATATTAATTATTCTTTAATATAGTTTAAAAAAATATAAATTTCTGTAAAAATTTTTCATATTCATATGGTAAATTATTATTTTCTTTAATTTATATTTTTATCACTTGATTATTACTATCATTTCTCTCAAATATATCTGAAAATGTTTCTAATCTTGACTTAATTTTACATAGATTTGTAAAGTTTTCATTATTTAATTCTTGATGGCAAAAATTTTCAATTTTATTCTTAATAAAATTACAATCACCAAAATAAGATAAATGCCATCCACCATTTTCAATTATAGGACATTTATAAAATCGTATATCATCACACGTTAATGATATTTTTTTGTATATTTCATAAGAAATAATTTTTGCATTATACCATTTTGTTGATTTTTTATGATTTAAATTACAATAATATAAATCCATTTCTAATGTATTAATATCTACATTTATATCTTTATTTTTAATCTTGCATAATATATCTCTATTTGGTATTTCATCTAAATCACTTATAATTAATATATCATTTTCACTTAAATTTATTTTTTCAAATCCTCTTGCAATTTGATTTCTTTGATATTTTTCGTTAATCCATTGTTCATTATTGGAAATATTAATATTTGGATATATGAAAGGAAAATCATCTAATACAATGTGTATAATTTTATGTTGAAATTGTTTAAACATATCTTTATTTTTTTCAAAATATAATTCTTTTTTCTTACCAACAAATGTATAGTTACTTTCAACAATTATAAAAAAATCAACAATTTCATCTAAAATATTTAATCTATAATTTAACAAATTAATTTCATTATAAAAAATAAAACAATCTATTATTTTCATAATAATATATATTATTATATATAAAATAAATGGGATTTATATTTGTATTTGGACATTGTTGGAATAATTTAAATGTACTAGTAAATACTATTAATAATAATTTATCATTAATATCTGATGTAAAAGCTATATATATAGCTACAAATGATGATAAAACCCTAGAATATTTTATAACATATAAAGATAATAGAATAAAATGTGAGAAATTTGCAAATAATGAAGGTCATCAAACAGCATGTTTTAATTCTATTATATATGGAATGCAAATGGTTATTAAATATCAATTAGATGATGAAGATGATATTGTAGTTTATTCACACGAAGATGTATATATTAAAGATATTACTTTATTCAATAATTCTATTAGTAAATTTAATAGAGGTTATGATATTGTGTGTCGTAAATATATAGGAACACAAAAAGGAGAGCCAATTGATTACTTTATGAATGATGGTTTTTTTATTAAAAAAAAAAAAATAAAGACGATTTTTGGTAATTGTCATATGAAAACTATACATATAGGAATGTTTTGTGAAAATGAATTTACTAAAATAATTCAAGATTATAATGTATTTTCTATTCCTTATTGTCATCATTCTACACATAAAGATAGTGAATTAGGTTTTTATCATATTTTAAATTGTGATATAGGTAATATAAAATTTTGGGATAAATCGAATATTCAAGAAATATTTGATATGTAAATCAATTGGCTGTTGATATATGTGGAAAAACATCACTAATAGAAGGTTCAGACCAAAATGATTTAATATTTAATTTTCTAAATAAATCATTCATCCACCAATCTGGTGCATTATTAAAGGGTATATAATTTTCAAATAATTTTTTTGCGCATTTATTATTTATTATATAAAATTGGGCTAACCTTGTTCCGCCATGTACGTATTTACCGATTTCATTAGATTTTGGATATACAAATATTCCATCTTTTACTGTTTCTTCTTCAATATTTTTATAACTTAACCACTTTGTATCAAAAATAATATCCCAATTATCTGTATATAATTCATTTAACTGGCTTATATATAAATTTACGTGATATTGTATATCACCACAAAAAAATTGGTTATCTTCCATTATTACACCATACTCATAATTATTTTCAATTATATCTTTTAAGCATAAATAGTGTTTAATAGTACAAGATATTTGTCCATTTTTAATATTAGGACAACCAGGTAGATAATTAATTCCACAACTAGTGGATTCATTTTGTATAAGTATTTTTTTTCTTAAGTCATCAGTTATTTTTTCTTTATTTGGTTCTAATATCCATTTTACGTCATTATTATCTAAATTCCATTTTTTAAATTCTTCCCGCATTCTCGGTCCTCTTTGTTTATCTATTCCGTGTATTAAATAATATTTAATATTCATTATATACTATTTAATAATTTTCTATATCTTTTTATAGCTTATTAATATTTGTATTTATCGTTTTGCTAGTATTGTTAAACCATTATTGTTATAAAATTTTTCTTTCATATACCATTCTGAATTGTTTTGTAAAAATTCAATTATTGCTGGTCCTAATCCTTTATTTATTTCATTAATAGGTATTCCAGATTGTTTACTTTGTTCTTCGATATTATGACCACCTCTGATTGATTCACCGTGTATTTCATCAATGGTTGTATCATGCATAATAATATATTTATTTGTTATTTTAGAAAATTTTTCTAATTCACGCTTTAACTGTCCATATATATGCCAAGTATCTATAAATGTAATATCGTAATTCTCTGTAAATTCTAGTTGTAAATTATTTTTCCATTCATATTTAATATCAATATCAAATTGACTGCTTAAATTTACTAAATCACTTATATTACATTCTTCTATATCATTTAATAAAAATCTTTTCTTAGATTCATTATTATTATCTAATAAACCGTATAAAAATGCCCACGAAGATATACATCCTCTTACACCTGTTTCAAATACACTATCACATTCTTGTGTATACTTATACAATGTTAATATATGTTCCATTATGTCAGAAGAATCATTCTTGTATTTGTTACAAGATAATAGATATACAATTTCCTTAAGTTTATCCATATAATATTATATATTATATTAATTATATATTTATATCGTAAAATGATTATTAAATAAATACATTTTTTATATTTGGTTATATAAGTGTAGTTTAAATATAAAGTTAACTATAATTTAAAAGAAATTCTATGATATATTAATATGATAGAACAAGACTTTATTATGCTTATTATGAATTGTACAAAATATGCCAAAAAAGCATTATTTCAGAAGCAAACTTGGCTACCAAAAGTGCCGACTTATTTGAAATTTTATCATGTCATCGGTGATTTAACTTTAGATAGCGACTTTAAGTTCGATAATGAAAATAATATATTATGGGTTAAAGTTGCGGATGATTATAATTCTCTGCCTAAGAAAGTTATTGCTGCATATTCAGCCGTTTATAATACATTTGATTTTAAATACTTATTTAAAACAGACGATGACCAAATCTTAGTAAATGAAAAATTTTTTGATATCATTACATCTGTAATTATTAGTAAAACACCAAAAATTCATTATGGTGGTTATATTGTAGATGTACCTAAACCTTATTTATCCCAATATCATAAAATACATCCAGAATTGCCATCTTATTTACCTATTTTACAGACGAAATATTGTAGCGGACGTTTTTATCTTCTCTCTAAAAGTGCTATAACAAATCTTTTAAATAAGAGAGAAGATATTGAAAAAGAATATTTGGAAGATTATGCAATTGGGTTAAATTTAGATTTAATATATAAAAAAGATATG